ACTTAAAGAGATTACTAAGGAGATGGAGCTAGATGGTGAAGCGTATTAGAAAAGACCTAGTTCAGCGTATGGAAAACAGAATTATGGCTGAACATATTGTGGAAGAATTTGTTAGACAACTCATTCATACTAATGATAGAGGAGGAGCTAAAGAATTTCTAGACACAGAGGACTTCTATCTACAGTTAGAGGAAAAAGAGGTTTATTGCTTTAGGAAATCCAATATAATAAGGCTAGATGGTGAAGAGTTTTTCTACGATTTTACCTATCTAACTAATTTGTGTTTGGGTTTACTAGAGGATAAATTTTAGGTATAATTATTATGACAAATGCTTATAAAATAGCTCAACAATACGTTGGTCAATGTATTGACTTTGATGGATATTGGGGCTATCAGTGTGTAGACTTAGTTGAGATGGTTGCAAGCCACTTTGGGTTCTTCATGGCTGGTGAAGGTGCTAAAGACTTAGGTGTAGCTAGTGATATTTCATCTTATGCAGATGTTATCCCTTACTCAAGTGGTATGGAACTTAGAGTTGGTGACATTATAACCTCTTTAGAGACTAGTGGTTATGGAGCTATCTATGGTCACGTAGTTGTGTATGGAGGAGGAGACATCTCAAATGCACTACTAATTGAGCAAAACTTCCGTGAACAATGTACTGTGGAACATAGAAGAGCCTTAACTGGTTATGGCAATACATTGATAAATGTTATCCGTATCAAAGGTCAAGACAACTATGAGCCTACTAGTTCTGATGGAGCACTAATTGGTAATGCTAAAGAGACAGAAAAGACCATTGCTAGAGACTTCTTTGAGATTACTTGTGATAAGGTAGAGGGAGTTAAATCCCCTGGCGATACCACAGTGGTAGAGACCTTCTATAAGTGTAACAAGGTATCAGGTAAGATAAATGGTGAATGGTTAATCTATGATAAGTATGATAACTCTGTAGCCTATATTCCTGTGTCTTGTGTGAAGAAGCTTGATGACTATTCTACCACTAAGAAGGAAGAAAAGAAGAAGTATGATAAGCCTAACGGATATGATTGGTTTACAGATAAGACCAGTGATGGTTTAGACCAATCAGGAACACAAAAGATTTACTCATTGGCTCAGTTTATTTCTCTAGGAAGAATAAAGGAGGCTAACTATGAGTGGACTTACTCATCAGGAGACTCATTCCCTAGTAATGTAAATGTATTAGGAAAAGGTTATAATGCCTATGGGTTCTTGTCTGATGGAGATGGTAATTTAATTATGTCAGCACCAAGTTCCTTTGGTGATGTCATTGGTAAGGTCTACAATACCCCCTTTGGGTTTAAAGGTAAAGTGTACACAACAAATGAGAAGACATCCTTTGATGTCTATGTGAGGTAAAAATGGTATATACATTAGACAAAGCAGACCAAAGATGTGATGTTACTTATGTTGATTGGTCTAAAAAGTATTCACCAATCCCTAAAGCAACTTGTGAGATGATTCAACCTAAGTGCTCTAGTGGTGGAGGTGGTGGTTCTTCTGATGATGCTCTTGAGTTGTCTTGTGAAGAAATTAAGAAGCTATTAAAAGGTGAAGATAAGCCTAAAGAGGATAAACCAAAAGAGGATACTCCTACTGAAGACAAGCCTCAAGAAAATCCTAAAGAAGAGGAAACTCCTAATGAAGATGGTAAAGAGGTAAATCTTTTAGAACTAATGCCTAGAGTAGAAGATAAATTCTCCACTGTTCTTTTCAATGAAGGTACTGTGTTATCTGTGACAGACAATAGTCCTGATGAAAAAGTAGCTTTTGAAAATGAAATAATCACAACTCTTAAGAGAAAGTTACCTGATGGAGCAGTAGTAGAAGCCGTTTTAGGAGAACCTTATTATAAAGAGGGCAGTGAGATAGTTAATGATAAGACTAACTACACTATCCATGTTAGGGTTACTCTTAAAGGGAAAGTCTATGAGCAAGAGTATAATGTACCTAATGAAGCTTTTGCAGTTCCTATTGATAGCATCTAGGAGGATATATGGAAAGACTAATACTTAAAATTGTAGAAAATCAAACAGTGCTATCAGCTATTACACTAGTGATTACAACAGCTTGTGGTCTAGGTGTGGCTTATCTTAATGCCAAAAGAGAGCAACTTATCGAATTAAGTAAAGGTGTTAAGCGCTCTAGTATTCGTTCAGAATACCTTCAAATCTATAACTCACATGACTTTACTGTGACTGAGAAATGGGAAATGACAAGACCCATTGTAAGTGAATATTTTGACATCCTTCAAGGTAACCATTATATTCATGGATTAGACCAAAAGCTAGAATCATTGTATGAAAAGGAGAAACAACGTGGTAAACGTAGAAACGCATAAGATTAGATGGAATACTCCACAAGTAGGGTATGAGCCATATCGACAAGTTCATGCACACTCTACAGGGAATAAAAATTCTACTGTGGATAATGAAGCAGATTACCATTTAAGAAGACCTATTGAATCAGGGTTCTTTACACACGTTGTAGGTAATGGTAGAGTTCTACAGACAGCACAGACAAATCGAGGTTCTTACGACGTAGCAAACTAAATAGAAAGGTTCTAATTGGATATGACAGTAGAAGTATTTAAACCAGTAGTATTCAGAGGAAAGAAAGTAGATGGATATGAAATATCTAATAAAGGTAGAGTAAAATCCTTAGAACGAAAAATTGAGTATTGGACTACAAATCAAACAGGTAAACCATTTAAGTATGTAAGACATACAAAGGAAAAATACCTAACCTCTAGATTAGATAGGTATGGTTACCAAGTGGTTGCTATCTGTATTGACTATAAAGTATATTATGCTAAAATCCACAGACTTGTATGTGAAGCATTTATACCAAACCCTAACAACTATAGAAATGTAAACCATAAGGATGAAAACAAGACTAACAACTGTGTGAGTAATCTTGAATGGTGTACTACAGAGTACAATAATAGATATGGTTCTAGGGGAGAGCAATACAAGTCCATTAAAGTTTACAATGGTGATGAGTTGGTATATAATTTTAGTAGCTTAAGAGAAGCTTCTAGAGAATTAGGACTAGACAGAAAAATCATCATGAAGTTTGTAAACAATGAGCCACAAGTATTCAGAAAAGGTGGCAAAAATACTCAATATCAACACTTGATATTTAAACTATGTTAGGGATAAAAGCCCTAATACTTGAGGTTAACTGCTTTGAAAACCTAAAGCCTTAATGACTACAACGTAGCTAGAAATGGCAAGCGTGAATGTTCTAAAAACTATTAAGGATATATGGTAGTTTAGCATCCACTCTCCTGTAAAATGGAGAAGGTTCAACGACTATCCCTTTGCGAGGGAGTAAAGCCACAAGCGATTGGTGGAAGAAAAATCTCACACCTAATGGGTAAAGCCAAGGTGAACAAATAGTCTAGTCTTGCATGAAAGTGTAAGAAGTTCATAAGAGAACTGGCACGGTGTAGCGAACTGTGTTGAATATAACGGAGGCGGTTGGAACTATGAAGCTTATGCTTCTGTGGAACTCATAGAAAGTCACTCTACCGAAGAGGAATTTCTAACAGATTATAAATTATATGTAGAGTTGTTAAGAGAACTTGCAGTAGAAGGTGGAATCCCTGTAACATTAGATACTGATGATTTAGCAGGTATTAAAACCCACTACTACTGTACTTACCATCAACCAAATAATAATTCAGACCATGTTGACCCTTATCCTTACTTAGAAAGTTGGGGTATCTCTAAAGCTCAATTCAAGAGAGATATTGAGAATGGTATTGGAGCTACTGAGGGATGGAAAAAGAACTCTACTGGATGGTGGTATCAATATGCTGATGGTTCTTATCCTAAGAATAGATTTGCTAAGATTAAAGATGTATGGTACTACTTTGATGGAAGTGGTTACACATACTCTAACAAGTGGATTAAACATTCAGATGGATTCTGGTACTATCTAGCTGAAGACGGTGCTATGGTGAAAGATGGATGGAAGAAAATCAATAACAAGTGGTATTACTTCCTTAAAGAAGGAGCTATGAAAACTGGATGGCTTAAAGACAAGGAAAAATGGTACTACCTAGATGCTGAAAAAGGTGACATGAAGACAGATTACATGGTCAAAGGTGCTAATGGTTGGTACTACCTTGATAAAGATGGTGTAATGGTAACTGATAAGACATTCACTGTGTCTGCTGATGGAGTAATTGTTACTGAAGTAAAGGAGACTAAATGACAAAGGTAAAGATTGAGCTTGATTGCTTGAAAGACCTATTGAAACGTGAGCCTATTGTTAAGGTTGTAGAAGCACTTCCTGATAAAGAAACTGCTGACCTTAACTATATCTATGTTGTTCCCAAAGAAGGAGAAGGCAAAGATACTAAGGCTTATGTATTAAGACCTGACAGAAGTGGTTATGATGCTATTGACCTTACTCCTCAAGTTGTTAGTGTTCTTGGTGAAGGTTATATCACTGTGGAAAAGGAAACACTCAATGAAAATGGTGATGTAACTTTCACAGTAAAAACCAATGAGACTTTAAAAAGCTTACTAGACTCATTAGGTACTAAGAATGAAGAGCAGGATGGTAAACTTACTAATCTTACTGATAGAGTTGTAGCTCTAGAAGGTAAGGAAGATAAGGACACTGTGTATGATGATACAGCCTTAGCTAACCGTGTGACTGCTCTAGAAGAGAAACCTGATAAAGATACTATCTATGATGATAGTGAGCTTAGAGGCAAGATTACAGCCTTAGAGGAAAGACCACAAGGGTCAAGCTATGATGATACAGAACTAAAAGGTAGAGTCAAAGCCCTTGAGGATAAACCTGAGCCTACTCCTTACAATGACAAGCCTCTTTCAGATAGAGTAACAGCCCTTGAAGGCAAGACTGACAACTTTGTGTCTAATGTTGGTGTATCTAGAGAAGGTAACACAGTAAAACTAACTTACACTATGGTCAATGGTGACAATAAGGAAGTAGAGTTTACTGATAATGATACTGTTTCTATGGCTTATGATGACAGTGCCCTTAGAGGAAGAATTGAAGCCTTAGAGAAGAAACCTGACAAAGACACTGTGTACAATGACAGTGACTTAAAAGAGCAAGTAAATGACCTAGGAAGTTCTGTTGCTAGTGCTTTACATGACATTAGGGAGATTAGGGTAAACAATGAGCAAAGACTTAACACTCTTGAGTCTAAAATGGACAATGACAAGCAAACACTTGCCCTTGATGGTAATACTCTAAGCATCTCAAATGGTAACTCTGTAGAGCTTCCTACAGCACCTACAGCTAAACCTATTAAAGTATCTAGTACATCAGAAGGTGTAACAGTAACTCCTGAAGAAGAGGAAGGTACTACTAATTACAAGGTAAACATTGATAGTGCTTTATCTAAATACTATGATAAGTCTAAAACTTACACAAAGAATGAAGTTGATAATCTTATTGTTAAGCAAGAAGAAAAAGCAACTGATATTACTGTGTACAGAGGTACTTTCACTAACAGAGAGCTTGTTCAAGAAGGTACTTTTGATACAGATAGGTCACCTAGAACAACTCTTACTTACTCTAGTAGTACAGGTGTGGGTATCTTAAAAGTAGACTTTAAGATTCTTAAAGCTGTTGGTCAAGGCGCTGTGATTGCACAATTACCAAAAGGTTCACCTAAACCTGCTGAGCTTATTGAGGCTCAAGTATGGTTAGGAGATACTTATACATCCATTTGGATGGATAAAGGAGCTGATACAGTAAGAATGTATGCTACAAGTGATGCCAATATCTTTAACAAACGTATCATCATAAACATCCCTGGTATCTTTAAGAAATAATGAGGTAACATAATGAAATTGAACAATGAAGTATATGATATCCTAAAATTCATTGTTACAACAGCACTCCCTGCATTTACAACATTTGCAGGGGTTGTTGGTGTTCAATTAGGATATGACATGACAACACCTGTTGTTATTTTAACTGCTTTAGATACTTTCCTAGGAACACTTATTGGTCTTTCAAGTATCTCTTACAAAAAAGAAAATGAGTAACTAACATGGCAGATAACTGTTTGAGCAAAAACTGTGAATGTGAGAAAGTTGAGCCAAGACCAGAGAACTGTGCCAAGTTACTAGAATTAAATGACCTGAAGATTAGACCTGCCATGAGGAAAATTTCAACCTCTGACTGGTGTAATCTTCCAGAGGCAATTAGACAAGCTTTCTATGGGGTATGGTGTGTTATCAAGAACATTGTAGGGTTCTTATGCTATATCATTAGAAAGCTTGAGTGCCTTGAGCAAAAAGTAGATGCCATGTGTGCTGTAGCTAAGTGCCAAAATGAGGCTCTTATGGCTGTGGTAGAGAAAGCTAAAAATGATATGCTTAAGAATGTTACATTTACAATGCGCTCAAAAGGCTCATCAGTAGAAATTCATGGTGCAACTACCTACACAGATATTAAAACTTCCAATGATGGCTCATTTGAGCTTAAATGGAATATGGTATGGAGTGGTACAGAACGTGGTACTGGTGTAGTAAAAGGTAAAATTGTACAAATCAATACACTAAATGAAGATAGCTCAATTAACTCACATATTGCAAAAATAGAGTTCACAGGTATTGAGTATAGTGGTGATGGTCAGGCTTATCCTGCTCAAGCAACATTCTCAATTAAAACCTCTAGTG